GCAGTAGTAGCACTAGCACTAGTACTAGCAGTAGTAGCTCTAGTAGTAGTTCTAGCACTAGCAGTAGTAGTTCTAGTAGTAGCAATAGTACTAGCAGTAGTAGCACTAGTACTAGCAGTAGTAGCTCTAGTAGTAGTTCTAGCACTAGCAGTAGTAGCACTAGTACTAGCAGTAGTAGCACTAGCACTAGCAGTAGTAGCACTAGTACTAGCAGTAGTAGCACTAGCACTAGCAGTAGTAGCACTAGTACTAGCAGTAGTAGCACTAGTACTAGCAGTAGTAGCTCTAGTAGTAGTTCTAGTAGTAGTAGTAGCTCGTCTAGTACTGAAGAACAAGAAGTCTATACTATACAAGTTTTAACTAATGTAGAATTAACTGGTAATGGACTACAATTTGAAGCTACCAAAATACAAGTACTAGATCCTCCAGATTACTATGTAGCAGCAGTAATTCCAACAACCGACTGTGAAATAGCAAGCTCTAGTTATAGTAGCATTAGTAGTAGTAGTAATAGTAGTAATAGTAGTAGCTCATCTAGCAGTACTAGTAGTGAAGAAATTATTGGCTATAGATATACTAATAGCGCTGGAGATGGTAATTGGTGCAATATTTCAAACTGGGTTGATGAAAATGGAACCCCAGCAACTAAATTACCAGGACCTAGTGATGATGTTATTGTAGAAGGAGACGTTACTAATTCTAGTGGATGCACGGCACATGCTGATACTTTGACAATAAACGGGTCTTCGTTTAATGGAGTAACTATTTTTGTTAATGCTCTTTTAGCAAATAATAGTATTATTGGCGCAGCAGCAGTTATTACAATTAATGGAGGAGGAGAGTCTGTTCTAAACAATACAAATAATTATGGAATAATAATCATTATTCCTCCTGGATATATCATACTATTGAATGGTTCAATTAATTTTGGAACTATCGACGGTAATATATCTAATAGTAGCAGTAGCGACTCTACAGATAGTTCAAACAACACCAGTTCCAGTAGCACTACCAGTAATTCAAGTAGTAGTAGTACTAGTAGCAGTAGTAGCTCTAGTAGCAGTAGTAGTTCTTCTAGTAGTAGCTCTAGTAGTAGCTCTAGCACTAGCAGTAGTAGCTCTAGTAGTAGCTCTAGTACTAGCAGTAGTAGCTCTAGTAGTAGCTCTAGTACTAGCAGTAGTAGCTCTAGTAGTAGCTCTAGTACTAGCAGTAGTAGCTCTAGTAGTAGCTCTAGCAGCACCAGCAGCACTAGTAGTAGCTCTAGCAGCACCAGTAGTACTAGTAGTACTAGTAGTACTAGCAATAGTAGTAGTAGTGAAGAAGATATTGTTTTATTGGCAACTTGGCGAACAATATCTGGAACAGAGCTCTGTTATAGACAATTAGTGTTTCTTGGTCCTTCAGAAGCTTTGCAAGCTATATTTGGTAGTCCTTTTTCAAGAGATGGTGGACCTTTACAAGAATGTCCTCCAGAAGGCGCTTTTGCATATCCTAGTCTATATCGTCCATTAGCTTATTATCCTTTTTATGAGTTAGATTACGACAACCACCCTAATTGGCTTGAAGCTCCAGGAAATCCAGAATAAAATATTTTTATAATGATAAATATAAAACTTAATCGTAAATATACGCAAAATGATATTTGGGGAAAATATTTAATATATCATTTAAGTAATCATCCTGACATCAAAACAGAAATATTAAAAAATCCATTACCTATTTTAATAGGAGGTAGGCGTGGAATTAATAATTTAACACCATTTATATATAATGATGTAGTTTTTATTGTTGATGATTGGGATCATGCTAGTCCTACATGCTATTTACTAAATAATCCAAATATTCCTAAATTTTATTTAAATAATAATGTATGTATATTAAAAATACAATATTGTCATAGTGAAATTAATAATTATGATAAAATCTATAAACAATGCAATATTAAAATATTACCATTCACTATGTTTTCTGAACACTCTTTTAAATTAGCAAATTTTAAATATAATATTAACTATAATCATAAATATAATTATATTATTACAGGTAGACCATGGAGACATAGGCTTTCCTGGATAAGAAATGCTCAACAACTAGAATATGGATCAAATAATCTAAATACAAAATATAATTTTGATAATGATTCAATATCCCCAGATATAAGATTTTATGAAATGTTGAAAGAATCCCGTTGGGGATTAATATTAAAAGGAAAAGGATGTGGAGGAAAAAATAGAAGAGAGGTTGAGTTTAGCTCATTAGGAATGCCACTAGCCCTTAATTATATTCCAAATTATCCTTTTCACTTTGTCCCGAATAAAGATTTTTTACTTTTAGAATCTCCAGAAGATTTAATAAAATTAAAGGACATTGATCCAGAACCTTTTGCAAAAAGATCAGAGTACATCTATTATGAGTATTTTTCTCCAGAATTTGGTATATACAATAGTTTTAAAAAAGCATATGAAGAATTCAAATATTATTCTATGCTAGACAACACATTATCATCAGCAATAGACTATACTTCTATTGAAGAAGACTATAATATTATTGAAATAATTCCACATATAGGATATAATCTAGGATTATTAAATAATGGAGACTATATTAGTCTTCAATACAAGAAGGGATCTTGGAAATCTTGGGGACGCAAAAAACGCAAACAGGTAAATCCTGACAACACCAATGGCAGAGGAGGCAACAGAGCAAGACTAGGAATTTTTTGTATTAATAATAATAGTAAAACCCTTATACAGATTATACCAGAATATACACATAAAAATCCATTTATTTTTAATGTTCCAGAAAATAATATGAATCTATATATAGATATATGTGATCAAGAACATCTAGCTGAAGGCTCGGTGTCGTACTTTATTAAAGTTAATAAAAAAAGTTAGTTATAGTCTACTATTTTTCTAAAATCTATAATTAGAGAAGTATATGTTAATTTATTTTTTTTATTTCTTCTATCATATCTTGAGCTTCTTTTAATAAAACCATCTTCTATGTCCCATTCTTGAAAATGAAACTGACCATTTTCATCAAAATACTCCAATAAGTCACCCTCAAATCCATTTTCTTTAAATAGCTCTAGTAAAGTTACATAATTGTATAAGAATTTATGATCATGAGCAGAAGCTCCAGATCCCTCAACATCCACGCTTTTTATATAATCAGCACTTGGATGGTAACCATCTGGCACAGCTATTCTAATAGATCCATCTTTATGCAGAAATTTTTTAAAATTATTTATAGTATTGATTCTATCTTTATCGTTCAAATGCTCAAAAACATGTTCTGCTAATATTCTATTAATAGAATTATATTCTATATTATTTTTAATCCATGAATCTTCATTTGTTATATCTAATATGTCTTTATTTGTATTTATCCAATTTCTATACTGTTTTCTTCCACATCCAACATGTAATTTTATCGCATTATTTTCTGGCTGTTTTATTTTAGCTATAGAATCTTTTATTTGTTCTGCTGTTCTTTTATTATATAAACCACACCGTCTTTTAAAATCATACCTAAGAGTTTTTTTATTAAGGGCCATAGCAATATACCATAAATATGTATCTTGACTAGGTATGGGCAATCTTTCTCCTGCTAATTCAGCTGCTTGTTTTGTAAATTCAGTTGAGTGTAATTGCACAAAACTATTGGTTCTGTGATGATAATATCTATTTTTTATAATTTTTGAACTATCTATTATGTATTGAAAATTGAGATTTTTATTTATAGACCATTCATTAAGAGTATTTATCCAGGACCACGGTTTTGTATAGTTCCATTTATGGCCAACAATGTCAAATCCAGAAATATTTTTATTTAAAATTTCTCTACTGTCTACGGCATACGTATCACAATCTAACTTTAACCAATATTTCGTATTTACATTTTTTGCTGAACCAAATACAAAAGCACTCAACATTTTTTCTCTTTGGGAATCAGCATTATTCATTTCCCAAGGGATAAGTGTAATATTTTTATAGTTTTTTATAAAATCTAGGCGTTCATCATTTTCTTTAAATCCATTAATAAATATTATTATTGGAAATTTTAATATATTTTTATATTTAATCCATGTTGGAAAAGTTAGTTTTAAGCATTCTACATATCTTGTATCACAAGCTGTTACAATTGTAGTATTTGTATAGTTAGGGTCATCGTTTTCATTATAATTATATTCTCTAGTATTATTTATAATTTTATTACATTCATTGACATATGACTCCATACCATATCTATTTTGTAAAAATTTATTAAGATTATAATCATGTTTTATATTGTCTATAATATTATCTATATTATTTTTTTCATTATGTAATAAATTAATAAATTCTTTTATCCATAACTCCGCCAAACTAAATTTTCTACAATGTTTTCGTCCATGATAATGTATAATCCTTTTGTCTTCTTGATTTTGGCCAAATTTAACACTAGTATTAAATTTTGAATCTAATATTTTAATATTATACTTAGGTAAAAGAATTTGACAAGCAATTTCATCTGGTATGTATAGTCTATTTGATTGTCCTATTCTTGCTATTTCTAGCCAATCTTTAAATATTCTAGAATTTTTCATAAAAGCATAAATTCCAGTATTAATCGCTGGACCATAAGATATTGCTTTAGATATGACTTCGTTGCCTAAATATTTTTCATAATTTTTAATACGACGAGATATGGTTTTTCCACTAGACAACCAGTTACTAAATTGAGTTACGCATAAATCATAATTTTGTATATCAATAAATAACTCATCAATATTACCAATAATTAATGTATCAGCGTCTATAAAAATTGTTTCATCATAAGGAGATAATTGAGACACAATAATTTTTCTTACATAAGTATTATCTAATTTTTCAGAATCTAAGTTTATAATAGAAATTTTATATTTTTCTAAAAACCAATTTATCTGATTATAGTTATAATTTTCCATTAAAATAGTGATATTTCCATTATAAAATTTTCTTAAGCTTTGAATAGATACCATAAGTCGTATAACACAACCCTGTCCTCTATTGTAATAAATAATGCCTTGAGTAGTCATATTATACTCCCAGTATCTTCTCTTACTATATCATGCTCGTCTATAGACACATAATATATTTCTATGGCTGAAGTATTTTCTTTGGCTGTAAATCTATGATAGACGCCTGACTTAATTTCTGTCATTTGTTCATTTTCTAAAATCGTAATATCAACCAAGCCATTAGATTTCCATTCTTCTATCTCAAGTCTACCGTTTTGCACAAAAAAAATATTGTTTTTATGTTTGTGCATATGCTTTGAGCATCTGCCTCCCTTTTTGATATAAATTTGATTAATTTGTATATTATCATTCTTAAAAAGAAGCATATTTTCGCCCCAAATCTTACCCTCTTTAATCATCTTCCCCTCTGTGCTAATCTAGTTGCCTTTGCATTTTCTTTATTAATTTTTTGTTTAATTTTAGCTTCTCTGTCGTATAGTCCTTCTGCTTTTTCATTTTTAATATCAACACCAAATTTAGAATAAATACTTAAGATGGCTGTGTCAAAATCTATAAATTCAAAACTTTTAAGTTCAGATTGTTTATTACAATTAAAAATCTTTAGACCGGCTTGTGAGAATATTGGGTTTAACTGATTGAATCTATCTATCATTCTTTGATATGTTTTAGTATTATTTTTAATAGCTTGTTTGGATCTATCTTGTTTGAAATGATACTTATGATTTTCATCCATTTTAAAATCACACCCCAATAGATAAATTTCTCTAATACCAAGATAATATAAGAGCTTAATACCTATTAACATTACAGACCTACCGCCGCCATAATCTTTATGATCACCCCAATTAAAGGTCGGTTCTGTTAAAAATGTACTAGCATTAAATCTATCGTTTCTTTCTATACCAAAAACATTTGCACATGTAGATACCGGAACATTAGTTTCTTGCCATGAAATATTATCAAAAATATTTTTATTCATATTTTCATATGGAATAAATTTTTGTATTTTTGGATCTAGCCAAATTGATTTCATAAATCTGCTAGGATCATCAACAGATGTCCATAGATTTGGCCTAAAGCTTTTAACAGAATTGTTAACTCCCATAGTTAAAAAACCAGGATATTTTAAAGCGTCTTTATACCAAAACTCTTTGCTTCCAAGATTAATTTTTTCTTTAGAATCTAATATTTGTTTAAAACTCGGTCCGCTTAATATTAAAAAAGCAGACGAATTTTTATAAATATTTTTTAAACTTATCCTGTTGTTATCTGTTGTAAAAATAGATATTTCTTTATGAAGTTGATTCATAGAACTAGAAACTATTTATCTTTAGAATCTTTGCTCCATTTATGCCAACCTTTATTAGGCAGATAATTTCCATCATCATCTTTACGTTTTGGAAATAATGTACCGCCTTTTTTGTGTTGTCCAAAAGCTAATATAGCCCCACAATCAGAACATCGTAATTCGTAATAGTCATTACCATCAACATTACGTACCACAAAACGCAGATTTGTATTATTACAAAGGCCGCATTTTTCTTCAGCAAAAATTTCCTGAATTAGTGCTAATTCCTTAAAAATTTCTTTTTGGCCAGCTCCTTCAAGCTCAAACTCTAATTTATCGCCAACTTTATATTTAACTTTCATAATTATTATTTCCAGTTTGAATCATATCCTAGAATATCATCAGATATTGACGAGATATTTTGCTGATATGATGATAGTGTTTTAATAAGATTTACAGCATCGCTGTGCTCTATATTATAGATATTTTTAGTATCATGTCCAATTTTTTCTATCATCTTAAGAGCGTTTATATCGAGTCTCTTACATAAGACATCTATAAAATTAAGTTGATTATTGCTAATCTTATTAATATTGTGAGAATCAGGATTATCTTCAATATCCTTAGCGATTTCTTCTGCTGCTACTACTTTTCTTAATCTTAATGCTCTTCTTAATGCTCTTCCTTCTGCTCTTGTTTCAGCAACCGCAACAGGATGGTTTCTATAGATTTTGTCACAATTTCCATAATACACATCTGCTGCTCCATCTGTGGTTATCGTATTTAAATGATCCCTATCACCATCCATATCTTTTAATACAAAGGTTATGGAATGAACCACGGTGGCTCTTTTTTCATTATTTGGTTCAGGAGATTGAACCACTTGGGATGTTGAGCTTATTACTCTACAATCTAATGCTAATTCAAATATTCTTCTTAATCCATCTGTTGTAGGATTACCACTTATTTTTTCATCTTCGGACAATAAGCTTAATACATAATCAGTCCATTCTATCGAATGAATAGATGGCTTAATATTGTCTTTTTCAACAGATTTTTCTTCAAGATTTGTATTTTTTTTAGCTGGCATTTAATCCCCTATTTCTATTAGTCTATTATTGATATCTGGAAACTTATTTTTAATATTTGATAAATTGGTTAATAATTGTTTATAAAGTAGTTTGGCTCGTGTTGGAGAAAAGTCGCTTAACTGCTTAATTCTAATTAAAACCAAGCCCTTGCCAAGTATTAAGCCACTTTTTTTATTATCATATTTGATATTTCTTTGTAAAGCATCCTCTCCCCATACTGGTAAAAAATGTGATGGACCATCGATTTCTATAGCCACATTTAATTCTGGTAAAAACAAATCAATTTGTAGCTTAGTATTAAGCAAAGCTTGCTCTTTATGAAAGTCTACTCTATAACCATTATTTAATAATTCTTTAAAGAGATATTTTTCTAATTTAGAACCATTTTTGCTAGACTCTCTAACGGCATCATTGGCTAACTTAGTAAAATTTTGTTTCTGATCCTCTGATAAAGAATCCCACCTTTTTTTAGCATCTTGTTTGCGTTTATTTAATTCTGTTGCGTCGAGATTTTCCCAATTTTGTAAAATCTTTAAACCTATTTTATCTTTGGTGTTTTGTGATCTGGTAGTGCCTTTTGTTGGATGCTTATGATTTCCTGTAATAAGTGCGTTTTTTTGGGCTTCGCTTTTATCCCTAACAGCTATATTGAATTTCTTAGCATCTCTACGTATTTTATTAGCATATGTATCATACTGATCAGCTATTTGTTTGAATGATTTTTTATCTGTTAAATATAATTTTTGTATCAGATTTTTTTTAGCAGTGTCCGTCATTTCTTCATATTTCATATTTCACCTATTTGTGTTAAACTATTTATAGTAGTTACTCCTGGTATTGAGTGGTTATTAAATAATATATAGTATCTATTATTTGGAAATGTATCAATTAGCCAGTCATCATTCGCATTTTCTAATATAACATGATGAAATTTATTAGCTAAATATAAGGTATGAAATACTGGTATATAAATATTATCTTTTAAGTACGAAGATTCGGTATAGCAAGCATAGGTATATTTATATGGGTCATTTTTAACCAAAGAGATTAATTCTATAAATCTATTATCTTTATAGATATTATCGTTTAATATATTAAAAAATAACGATATATCGATATTATTATTATTATTATTATTTGTAAAATTTTGTAATTGCATTTCTTTGTCTCATATTGTTAAAATAAATAAAGTTATTACTATTGATATTAGATATTTTAAATACTTCATTAGCAGATACTAACATATTTATGATTTCAAAATATAATAAATTTTTGATACTATATTTAGTATCAGAAAGAATTTTATTAGTACTATATTCATTAATATAAAAAATATTACAAAACTTATTATTTGGTAAATCAAAAAACATATTAATAAGGTTAGATGATTGGTCTGAGATACATCCCACATCAATAGCACTATCTTTAGTGCTATGTAAACATAAAATCGAAGAATTATCGAATTTTATAGCGGATAATGTTTTTTCATTAAAAATGCAACCATAATCTATAAATACTATATTTTTATATTTAGCTTTTAAGCACCCAGTGTATATCGGATTATGTTCTAAACAATTAACAACTTTAATCTTATGAAAGTTTTTTTGTATTTTTATTGTATTAAAAGAACTAATAACTATTATTTCATAACTAGTATTTTTCTTATTAAAATTATGGATAGCTTTGATCTGATGATCTAATAATTTTTGATTATTAAACATCATTAAAGACTTGGGTCCACGAGACTTCATGCCCTTATCCGTATAACAAGCTAATATTATATAAGAAATATTATTCATACAACATACACTCTATATAATATTGTGATGCATTAATATAATTAATAGATAATATCTTGAGCCCATCTATTTCTAATAAAAGCTCTTTAATATCGGATGTTGTATATGTAGATTTTTTTCCTATTCCATAAATCATAGACTTATAAACTTTAGTATTGATTTGACCATATAATAATGCCGCCGATGCTGACTTTATGTCTGTGCCTTGTATGTATAGTTTTCCATTATGAATTAATTTACTTTTTAATATTCTAATAGTTTTGTTTAGATCTTTTTCTTCAATATAGTCTAATAAATCATGTATATAAATAGATTCTATGGAACCAGGTTCTATACTATTTATTTTTTCAAAAGATATAAATTCAAAATCTTTAAGATCATTTATAGGTTGAAAAAAATGTATAAAATATTTTTTATTTATCGTGGTATTCATTGTATGTATTATTAATAATAAATGGACTAGAACATAATTCTAAAATGTATGATCGCCATTGATCTATACTTTTTTTATTATAGATGTCAAATTTTATTATGGCACTATATTTCTTAAGCAAAATTTTATTTAATGTGCTTGATAAAGAGACCACTGGAGATGGCTGAAAATAAATATCTACATCTAAAGTTTTATAATCATCAGCTTTATCAAAGATTAATAATAATGGTATATGAAAATATTTACATAATTCTACGCTCTTAATAAGAGTCTCTTCTGTCATATCCATAGTAATAATAATATGCGGATTATTTATTCCATAAAAAGTATCATCAAAATTAACAAAACTAACCACAGGAAATAAATTGTATACAAATGCGTTGAATTCGTGGTCTTTGTCTTTTGGTATATATAAAATATTTATCCTATTCTCTATAGTTAGAGACTCTTTTTGTATAATATTTTGTATCATAATATTTTAAATTGTTCCGAAACTTTTTGCAAAGTAAACTGTTTTATTTGTTCTGTTTGGTTTTTTATTCTTTGTTTTTTTGATGCCTTAGATTCATTAATAGCTAAAAACATTTTTTCAACAATATCATCTATTTTGGGTTCGTACCATTTTTGATATACAGAATTATATATAGGGAAAATTCTATTTTTATCTTTACATGGCACAAGATCGCTTGCAATTTTTAATCCGCAAGCATTATTTATAATATCGTCAAATCCTGTATTTTCTGTTGTTATAATTTGATTATTAAATGCCATAGCTTCTAGTGCTGAATATCCAAAACTTTCACCATATGATGTATTTATATAACAATCATTATTATTATGTAAATATAGTATATTTTTATAATCAGTATTTCCTATATATAACTTTGGCTTTTTAACAAAATTTTTTCTTACAGTTGTATAAATTTTTTCAAATTCATACTCTATATACTCTTGCATATTAGCAACGTTATCTATATGTCTAAGTTTTATAGATAAATCTATATCAGAATAATGATTTGAACATATTAGAAAAGCCATCAATAATGAATTTAAATTTTTTCTATCTTCAAAACTAGTAATAGCATAAAACTTGTAATTATAATCTGTAATTTCTATAGGATTATTATTTCTATAATTTATTATATAATCAAGATCAATTGGTTCTGGTACAATAGAAATTTTTGATTTAATATCTAATTCATTTAAAGCAAGTTTGACAAATCTAGATCCGACAATAATTTTATCCATAATATTTAGATGGTCTTTTAGCATATTAGTATTATTAATGGATTCTAGATGAATTAATCCTATATTTTCATCAAATCTACTATCAAATACCAGCTGATGTGGATAGCAATGCTGTATAATTTTATGATAATGTTTACTATGATTTTTCTCTAATTCTAAAATCGAACTATCTATAGATTCTGGTGGGTATGAAACATAATAATTATACGATGGTCTAATAGATATATTATGACCAGAAAGAGCTAGTGCTCTAATATATTGTCTGGATGCGTTACCCATACCAGAAAATTCTCTATATGGGCCTATATATAGTATATTATCCATATTATATTATTTATTCAAAAAAATATCATTTATTGAGATTTCGCCAGACCTTACTTTTTCACAATATATTTTGTTATTCAGCAATGTCTCTAGAACCCTAACAAAATCTTGTCGTTGTGTTTGAGATACTCCAGTATTTGATGTTATAAAATTTTCGTCTAAAGATTTAATAATTGATTGAATATAGTGAGTACGATTTAACTGTGGTTCTTTTAATAGATTATTGACTATAAAATATACAAAAGCTCTATTGTTAGATATTGTGGGAACAGACAAGTCTGGATTTGTTAATAATGGCTTGTTCCACATATTTTTTGGCTCTAAGCTATTAAAAACTTTTGTCCATACTGCTGCTGTTTTATCCCAACTATAATTATCTAATAATAATTTTCTAGTATTTTTTGAAATCTGTTTTTTTTCTTGCGTCGGCTTATTAAGCCAATCAATAACTTTATCTATTAAATCATCATTGTCTGGAACAGCTCTATCAGCACCAGTTTCAAGTTCTTTAGATAAGAGACACTTAATTTTAGTCCCACCCAGCAAAGATGTCAATTCTTCCATACCACTATAATTTACGGCAAATAATGGAATTCCACAAGATGCAGCTTCTAATTGTGGTATTCCAAGACCTTCACATATTGCATATTGTACATATATATCGAATATATTGTATATATCACATAGTTGAGAATTAGACACTCCATTAGAAACATTAGGGAAGAACGCATATTGATTGGGATTAAAAATACAATTTATTCTAGCTCCCTTATATAGTGACGGAAAAATTACTTTAGATGTAGGATTATAATAGGTAAATAGAACATTATTATAAACGCCGTATTCCTGTAATAATTCTGGTATATTCCATCCAGCGTTTTCTGGATACGAAGTGTGTAAGTATAGAAAAACTTGATGATTTTTAATTTTTTTGATTAAGGATTTGAGACTACGAAATAATTCAGCAATAAGTTTTCTTTTTTGGTTTCTCATTACAGAACCAATAATAAAACTATCTCCAGGAATACCAAATTTTGCTTTATGATAATTTTTTGTCCATTGTATTGGCTTAAATTCTTCTGGATTTACAGAGTCGCTAACGCATGGACCAATATTAATTGGTCTATTTAAAGATTTTAAATAATTAGACGCCCATTCGGTATGTGTTAAAACTAAATCCGCATTCTCAAATGTTTTTAACCATTCTGGTTTTTGTGGGATACTGTCTATAGTTGGAGCAACTACCCAGTGATAATATGGTCTTAAACAAGACAATTCTTGATATGAAAACATCCAATAGTCACGAATATCAAAAACAATATCTGGTTTAAAATGTAAAACTACTTTATCGAATCGCCATTGTCCAAAATGATTAATGGGATTACTATTATAAATTTTTAATTCATCGCTATTATCATATGGAACATTAGGATAGACTTTCCATGGAACATCTCGAATATAATCGTCTTTTAAATATGAGGCGAATTCTGCAATTTCATAATTTGGATCTTTAGATAATCTAGACAGAATCTCATAGGTATATCTGCCAAATCCACTTTTTATGGTGTGTGATTCACCACACATTAAAATTCTTTTTTTTCTTTGTATTTGCATATAATTAATAAAAAAGGGGCGTTGCCGCCCCAATTTTAATTTGAACTATTTTAATTCCTTAAAAAGAAACAACTTCTTCTGAGACAGTATCTGTCTTTTTAAGTTTTGTAATTTTTGCAAAATTATTAACTCTAATTTTGAGACTTGAGCGTTTAACGCCATCCTTTTCCCAAGTATCGTTTCTAGCAGTACCTTCGATCATAACCAAATCTCCTTTCTTAAAAGATGATGCAATAACTTCCGCACCACTATCCCATGCTTCGCATGGCAAGTATGAAACCACCTTATCTTTGGTTCCATTCGCTCTTGTAAAATCCTTAGATACAGCAACAGTAAATGAAACTACTGATGTTTGTTTATCTCCAGTAGTTACTGTTCTTAGTTCTGGATCTCTTGTTAAGTTACCACGCAAAAGTACAATATTCATCAAAGTCTCCTTTTTAAAAAATAATCACAACAAGTTAACATATTATATACAATATTGATCACTGGTCAAGCTATATGACAAAACATTTTTTTACAATAACACTATTGTCTTTTTTTGCTTTTTGACCATTAAACATCAACACTCGACCATCTACTAATAGGTCTTTGTAATTCATAAATTCATCTGGAAAGATAACGCAATCTGTTGATCCATAAGAATCTGACACTTTTATAAAACACATTTCCTGACCGGGATTTTTCCCTTTTTTAGTTTTGATAATATTAATGCTATCAATTTCTGCTATTAGAAAAAACTGTTTTTCTGATGGAAAAGTTTTTATATTTTTACAGTCTGTATTTGCATAAGAAGAGTCATAAGAATCAGTTTTAGCACACGTGATTGACGCTCCTAAAAATTCTTTCTCGTTGTCCGCTATCCATTCTGGTTCATCTATCATAGAATAAGAAGGGTCTGCAACTTGATTCAATATACTAATTACTTTCGTTTGTCTATTTTTCATAATTTTGCCATCACCAACCAGTTGTCTTAATGTTTCTAAAACTGTTTTATTATTGATACAAAATAATAAGCACTGTTCTATTTCTTTTTTTGATAATTGTGTTATTAAATTAAACTCATACAGCATTTGATTTCTTGATACTTTTAGATAGTCTAAAGCCCCACTACATATCAATGCTTTTGCGGATGAGCTGTTGATGTTCAATAATATAGAGAATAGTGTTTGTGGCCAATAAAGTTTATTTAAATCTATATCTTTGATTAATTCATATAATTTATCATATACAGAATCTCCAAGGCTCTTGATATTCGTGAGACCAAAATATATTTTTTTATTATTGATAATAAATTCTTTATTTTTTAATCTCAGGTCTGGACCAAATATATCTATATCCATCTCTCTAGCATTATTAATTAATTCTAACATTTCTTCTTGAGGATCTATTTTATCCTTAGCTAATTTTAAATAGGACAAGAAAAATATTAAAGGAAAATGAGCTTTTGCATGGGCGCTGATGTAGGCATTTATAGCATAGCTCACAGCATGGCTTTTATTAAAAGAATATCTTTGGCTTTTTTCTATCCAGCTAAAAATTTGCTCTGTTTGATCTTCAGCAACTAAACCCTTAACTTTAGATCCTTCCAAGAACTTTAATTTAATTTTTGCCATTTCTTCTGGCTTTTTCTTACCAATAGCCTTTCTTAGCATATCTGCTTCTTGCAAATTAAAACCAGCTATGTCTTTAGCTATCTCCATAGCTTGTTCTTGATAGACCATCTCCCCATAAGTATTTTTTAATATAGGCTCCAATGCTTCATGAAAATAGTCAATAGACTCTAATCCATTTTTTTTATCTATAAAATGATTACTAACACTTTTTCCATCCCTTATCGCTTCCAAACATCCTGGTCTCATTATGCTAATTAAAGCCGATAATTGCTCTATATTTTCTGGTTTAAGTTTTTTTGCCATACTTTGGCCAAGCCTAGACTCTAATTGAAATACTCCTTTTGTATTTCCTTCGGAAATTAAACTCCAGGTCTTATTACATTCAAAATCTATAGATGACGGATCATATTCTATAGTTTTATTAGATCCAAATACCGAACAATTAAACTGACAACCGCAAGCAAAATTAAGATTCATTAATAAAAGATCCTTTAAAATTTACTTTTTCTGCCAATCTTCTATGTAGTCTTAAAAATCTAACTAAGATTTTAGCGCAATCCTGTACATCTTTTAGAGCATCATGCGCTCCTTCTTTTGAAATGCCTAAATAATCTCTTACTGTATCCAATGAATAGCTTTTTAAATCAGAACTTTCGAACCAATAAAAAACTAAATTCATGATATCTAAGACATCTCTAGGATAAAATAATGATGAAATATTTTCTTTTGCTTCAATATTTTTATATTTATGAGACAATCTATTAATAATTTTTAAATCAAATCTATGGATATTATATCCAGCAGCTATTGGCGCAGAAAATACACTCTTTTTCTTTCTATTCCCGCAATGATATTTATCAAGATAAGAAATAAATGAATTCCATGCTATTTGTTGCGAAGGATATTGTCTCCATTGTTTGTATATATCCTCTTTAGAACACCCTTTAACTCTAGCATGAAAATCCATTATATCAGTATCATATATGTACTCGGAGTTAGTTTCCATAACTTCTGGTTTACAGAAAACATTAAACTCTGAATCTTTTATAATCTCTAATCTTATTGGATCTATCATTACCGCAGATAACTGTACTGGACTACAAATCTCTGGATCAGATCCATCTGTCTCAAAATCAAAAACGCATATTTTTTTAGTTAACATCAATTACTTTCAATCTTTTCAACTTCATCTAATGGTTTTAGGACGATCTTTTCATTGGTCTGAACAAGTTCACAGTTATATTTTACTTTACAACAACTTGCTTTGACTTCTTGAACCTTTAAATACTCTTGATTATTAAATTTAAATTTTTCACCAACTGCTAATTCATGAAATTTCATTATTAACTCCTTTTCTAAGATATTCTGAGATATACATAATTTTATCTAACATAGCGACGCCTAAAATATCAAATTTTACTACGCCTATACTTTCTAAATCTTCCATTTCCATACCAGCAATTTTAGTTTTTGTTTTTGGGTCATATATCATTGGACATATTTGAGAAAGATCTGAATCGGCAATAACTACTCCTGCGGCATGTTTTGACTGATTAACTTTCGTTCCCTCAAGTCTTATAGCCTGTTCAAATCTTTTGGCAAGTGGTCCTTGAAATTCATTATTTTCATCAATAAAGCACCATTCCTTAAGTTTTTCTGATTCGTTTTCTAAGGCCCATCTTATAATAGAGGCTTCTCCAGTTTCATCTTTCATTTCCTGTAATTCATCAGCAATTTTTGCTTCATCTGGAATATTTTTAGTAATCTTATTCATTTCTTCAAAATTAATATTGCCATAAACTCTCAAAACATCTTTTATTGCTCCACGACCTTTAATAGTATTAAAAGTAACCATTTGAGAAACTTGATTTGCTCCATATTTTTCTTTTATATAAGAAATAATTTCTTCTCTTTTTTCTATCGGAACATCGACATCAATATCTGGCATACTAACTCTATCTTTTGTATTACGTCCAGAATTATAAAATCTATCAAACATTAGGTTATATTTAATAGGATCTATTCCTGTTATACCTATTAGGTAAGAGACAAGACAACCTGCCGCACTACCCCTTCCTGGTCCTGGAAGCCACCTATTTTGTCTAACATAATCAACTATATTTTGCACTATTAAAAAGTAGCTTGATAATCCAGCTCCTTGCAAGATATCTAATTCATATTTAATCCTATCTAAATATACTTGTTGATTATCTTTATCAATCACATTAGCTATTTTTTCTTTCCATCCGTTTCTACACAGTTGTCTTAAAAATTCATCTGGGTTTGGACTACAATCAAATGGGGGTAGTCGTGGTCTGCTAGTTATATCGTATTGTTCACACATATCAGATACTAAAATAGTATTATTAATTTCTTCTTCTGTATGCAAAGACCTAATTTCTTCTTGTGATAAAATATGAAAATTATCAGATAGAAAAAAACATCCCAATGGAACGTCTTGGTTGTTATTAATTTTTTTACTAATTTCTGGTAGTGTTGTTTTTAAATTATTACAAAGAAGAATTCTTTGATCAGAAGCGTCTTCTTTTCTGACATAATGAGCGTCTGGAGTAGCAACTAATTTTGTCTGTGTTAAAATACCGAGTTCTCTAATACAATCTGTTAAAGGTTTTTGTATTGGAGTATTTTCACTATCCATTAATTGAGCCTCTAAGAAAAAATTATCCTTACCAAAAATATCTTTTAGTTGCCAAATAGTATTTTGTCCAATATTTTTCCAGTCGCTAACAATTTGATTATTATCTACTAATTTATCGGCCAATAACGAACCAAGATGACCACATATGCCTATCAAATTGCCGTCACAGAACCTTCTCAGGTTGTTTAAATCGATTCTAGGCTTGTGATAATAAAAGTCCGGCCTGTTGGACTCTGAAACTAAACCAATCAGTTTCTTCCATCCTTCTAGGTTTTTGGCTAAAATTAAAAAATGACTTAATTCTTTGTTGTCTTTTGTTTGATTAGTAACATCAGAATCGCAAACATATATTTCACAGCCTAATATTGGTTTGATTCCTGCTTTAGTCATTTCTTTATGAAATTTGATTGATCCAGCTATTGTTCCGTGATCGGTTAATGCGCACGCAGTTGCGCCAATTTCTAAACATCTTGAAGCTATTTGAGATGGTTTGGATAATCCATCTAATAAGCTATACATAGAGTGACAGTGTAGAGGATTATAGTTTTTCATTCGGCGCTTCCTGGTGCTTTATATTTTCCAAAAGAATGATTAGGGTGTTTATATAAATTGGTGGTTTCATCAATTCCATAAAGTTCTATATCATGTTTGATTTGTTCACATTTTGTCATAAAACTATCTTTGCGAGACACCTGACCATCACGATACTCCATAGTCGGCAAAATGCAAGTATTCTCAAAAGTTGTTTTGCCAAAATGACACAGCTTATTACACATCCATGTTTTTGATAATTTAGGTTTTTTGGTTCTTTTGATAATTTCGAATTTATTCTTTAACATAGATTCTGTTTCTGTCATATCATTTTTATCAAATAATACCGAAAATGGACCACCATCATTAATAAAATATATAGTAAAAATTACGTGATCAAATTCAGGAAAGATATGACTAATAGCATAATGGTATATCATTAACTGAGGATCTTTTTGTAATTTTTCGTGTGTTTTTTCTTGACCGGTTGCCCAGTCTAATCTTTTGCCTGTTTTCCAGTCTATGACTTCTAATGTTTTGTCATCTACTTTTGTTATTAAATCTATTGTGCCTTTTAAAGCTAAATTTCCTTTCATGTTTCCTTCAGGAGTGTTAAAATCATATTCTGCCCATTTTTTATTAATAGTAAAATCAAAATGTTGTTCTGGACTTAATATTTGTCGATTTCTTGGATCAAACATACCATTATTAAATTCAATAGCTTTATATGACCATTCTTTACAATCTTTTAGATCTTTGGGGGTCCATTTATGATGATCAAATTTGGCGGAATAATATTCATAAACTTTATTTATGATTGAATCCAATGAATAGTTATTAACATTAATTTCTCCAACAACATCATCAATAAAAGTTGAATTACCATCTTGTTGTTGTTGTTTAATAACTGCTAGTATCTCTAATATCTTATGAACGATGGTTCCCTTATCTGCTTTTTGTCCAGAAGGACCTCTCCATCCCAATACGTATTCGAGATAGTATTGTTGTTCACACATATTGTGCGTATTAAAAGAACTGCTTCTAAAATATGTTATTATAATGATATTATTCCTTGTTTAATAAGAAATCTTTTTATAAGATAATTTTTTTGATCTATATTGCAGCCGTCGTTATCAATGATACAACTAAATTTAGTCCAGTCATATTTATCTGGATCCAAGGCACATTCTGGTTCAGATATAGACCTAAAGGGGTTTCTTGTTAATCTAACAACATAACCACCGATATCTAATATTGGATCTACTTCATTAGGAAATCTATTATCTAACAATAATGCAATGTCTGGTTTATCGTCTTGTATTTTTTTGAGCGTGGTAGTTACCCATATATCGTCCTTCATTTTTCTAAATATTTTTGTACCAACATATTCCATAACTTCTCTTGCTGTCATGAATCCTTTTAGATTTCCGTTATACCCAAGCATATCTTCCCACCGTATCATGGTAATGGTATTTTTATCTTCATCGCTACCATAACATTGTTGTTCTGTTAATCCTAATAAATTGATACAAATATCCTTTTTTAATGGATCAGCAAAACTATAGGTTTTAACGCTGATTGTTGGTTCTATGTCATAGATAAGATTTTTTATGTATTCTCCAGATGTGCTTTTGCCCGATTGTTTTCTTCCAGAAAATGCTATAATTTTAGTCATATTTTACTCTTAATTTCTTCATTTATTTGATCACAAGATAATTCTGCTATATCATTTTTACTAATTCTAATATTGGTTATATTATATGTGTTTTTGCATTTGTCGTAAATAATTTGTCTAGCTTTTTCACCAGCTTCATCATTATCAGTTATTATAATAATATTCATTGCTCCAGAACCATCCAGTATAATTTTTTGTCTATCGCTTAGATTAGAACCAAAAAGAGCCACAGAGTTATGAATGCCACATTCCTCTAGTCTCCATACATTACCAGGACTTTCTACAAGGATAACGCTAGATTGTTCCATAATAAAATCTTTCGCATACCAAAAATTATATAAATAATTTTGGCTTTTGAAATCAGCATTATGTTTCCATTTTGGGTATTTCCATGTTTCTTCTTTGTTTGGACAGATATTGTCTGGATTGTGATAACAGTTGCATGATGAACATTTTTCAAAAATACTACGACCAGTACACCCAACGACATACTTATGATTTTGGTCATATATAGGAGCTACGGCCCTATTATACATTTCTTTTTCTGGCTTATCACACAATCCCACATCATATTTATCCAATATATTTTTTGAAAAACCCCTAGAAATAAAATATTCACATGGTATAACCAAAGCATTTCTAGCAATAGGTCTTGTTATTTGGCTTTTAACTAAAACGGTATCTGTTGATACTATGTTTTTAACTATATTAGCAAATTTTTTCTTTTCTATTTCTGTCTTAGATATTTTAATATTGTGTAATTTATTACCTAAAAATTCTTCGATAAAATCAATAGTTTCTTTAAAAGATGCTGTGGTGTCTCCATTTTTTTGCCAATTATATTTTTTATTAGAAAGAACACCTCTAATAAATCCTATAATAGATCCTTTAAAAATCTTATCACAATTGTGTGTCCTACATTTCCAATTTCCTCTATAACTATCGCCGTCTGGATATAGGTTAAAAGCGCTTTTGTTATCTCCATTATGAATTGGGCATTCTCCAACTAGCATTTTACCATTGTTTTTTATGGAATCTATTCCTAGTGTATCTAAAAGATTTTCTATATTATCGCACAATGAATCACAAATTACTTTTAATTGGTGTTGATTATACGAACGGAATGTTTTGGTCATTTGTTTGTTCATCAATTGAAAACCCATTATTATTTTTATCAATATTATTAGAAATTTCTAGTTTAGTTCTGCCTTCTGTAATTTTAGCACACCAGCCTTTCATATGACAATTAATATAATCATTGTCATCCAATCCTCCTCCATGTCTACTAATTATTGGAACCAATTTTCTATTACCTTCATTTGGTCCGTCTTCAGCTATTTCCTCATCACTTTTTCTCTTAAAAATACTAAAATTACTACATAACCAAATAATTCTATCAGAACCGCTGGCAGAATCAGTGCTTTCTTTTGTAATGCCATCTCTGTTTAATTGAATAAAAGCCAATATTGGTATTTGATATTTGACGGCAAAATTATGAAGTGCTGTCATCATAAATCCTAATACCTGATATTCTTTCATATCAGAAGATATGCCCGAAGCATCCATGAGCTTTAAATAATCATATATAACAACACAATTTTTAGCTGTTCCATCATCATTTAATCCAACAGTTTTTATTAACCATCGTTTCATAATAGACAGTTGTTCATCAAACCCCTTACCCGCTATAACTTTATGGTATAGTGGTGTATCATTTAAGTCTTTGATAGCTTTTTGAATTTTATTTTTGTTATTCGGGGTATCAGTTGATTTACCTGTTTCTATTTTTTTTATCTCAATTTCTGTATGCATCGCCATTAATCTATGGATATGATCCTTTTTACTCATTTCTGTATCCATATTTAAAACTGGAATTTTTAATTTATTTGCTATATAAAAACCAATATTATCTGCTAATAATGTTTTACCAGTTTTGGGTCTAGCTCCTATTACATTAACAGTACCACGCCTCAAACCTCCGCCTATTGCTTCGTCATATACTGAAAAACCAGTCGGTATTCCGACTTGATCAATCTGATTTTCTGATAAATATTGAATATATTCTTCTAATCCATTACCGATATGTTCTGGTTCATTTTCTTGATCATTTCCAAGAGATGTTGAAAAATCTAATACAGCATCTTCAGCTATGCTTAAAATAGAAGAAATAGATTCAGAGCCGGTAACATCCAATAAATTGTCTTGTGTTGATTCTAGTTTAGCGTGTAACAATCTAGCTATTTCAAGTTTTCTTATTTTAGAAGCAAACTTTTTAACATTTTCTTTATTAACTGGAAAATCGATAATAGCTTTTAAGTGCTGTGCTTCTTCTTTTCTGGATAATATATCATTAAAACCAAGTTCTTGTGCGGCTGAATATATTGATGGTAAATCTATATTTTTGGTTGAGTGGCCAGATGAACAAATTAGTTGCATGCATTTAAAAATCATGCTATTACTATCTATAGTAAAAGAGGAAGGCTGTAAAATATCAGCAATTTCAATATATGTTTCCTCGCCATACTTATATATTCCAGATAGTACAGCTCTTTCGGCAGAAGGGTCAGCTAAAATCATTTTTATGCACCAGCGTTAGTTGAACAGTTATTGCATTTGTATCTATCGGCAGATTCCGGCAATATCTTTGGGTTAACTTTTTCTTTTTTACCGCATGTTCTACAAGATACATCAATATATTTAAATGGCCTATTTCTTGGTGTTGGTGGCTGTTGTGCGAGTTTTTTGTCTATTTTTGTGTCAGATTTATGCATATTCATTTCTGGCATAGATAAGAACTTATTTTCATGGTCTTCGTCATTTTTTTTGCCTGATTTAGTTTTTTTGGTTTTAATATTATTTTTATTTTTTGATAATTTTTTATTATCTGTTTCATTTTTTGGCAATAATGCTTGTAATGCGTTTATTAATTGTTGTATTTGTTCTGGACTAGATAAATTAAGATCCATGTTTCACCTTGGTTTTCTGAATTGATAGTAATATGTCTGATAAATTTTTAACAGATGATGCTAGGTAAGTTAATCTGTCAGATCTTTGTTTAGCGTATTTCTTTATTTTATTTAAGGCATTGGCTTTGTCATTATGTTTAATTGCTTGCGCTGATTTTTCGATATATCCATATCCTTTATAGTTGTTAATTTCGTCAGCAATAGTATCCTTGATACTCTCTTCTGCCCAATTATATCTAGCATTTTCTCTGTTTAAAGTTCTTTGAAGATGAAATGAAAACTGCCCCAGTCTATATGATATCTGGGCACAGTCTTCTGGGCTTAGTTTTTCTAATACGTCTCTATTCATTGATAAATACTGACTCAGTTCATTTTCGGGTAATAAAGAAGCATTATATATGGGCAATCCTAGTCCATTTTCATATTCGTCTAATATTTTATCCCAATAATTAATTTGATCGCTTGCTGATGATCCTTTATTTTCTGATTCTTTCTGACCATTCATTTTCTGACTCATGATAGGGTAATTCTATATATTTAATATTATTAATTTCACACCATTCCCTTTTTTCTCTATCTCTTTTTTGTGATTTGAGAAATCCTAATTGGGAATTATGATAAAATCCTACAAATTTGTAATGCTGTTCGCCATGAACTTCTATTGCTGTTTTTAATATTGGTAAATAAAAATCTAAAAAATAATTATCTGATTTTTTAACAGGAATCGGGACTTCTTCCAACACTTGCAAAGTAGGATATTGTAATGTTATTAGTTTTCTCGCAAGTAAATGTAATGAAGACTTATTTCCTAGTTTAGCATGAGAGTAATGTCCTGTCAACTGCCAATTTTGAACAAAACCATCCAATGTTCTTATTTGCATTGTACTCCCATTGTTTGCTTAACATTTTGTTCTAGTTTCATATATTCTGGATTATTATCTACAAAATATTGTCTTAGCTTTTCTAAACCTTGAAACTTTTCGCTACCATAGGAATACCAAGCACCACCCTTATTTATTAATCCTATATCAACAGCAAAATTTAATAATTCTGTATATTTATCAATACCTTGGCCATATCTTATATATGATGTTGTAGAACCCCCTGGAGGCCCTAAAGCCGAACAAACAACTTGCCACTCTATTTCTTGTCCTATTTGAGAACTATCAGAACTTAATGTCCATGGTTTAAAGCTTTTTGCTCTAAGTTTAATATCTGTTTGATAAGCTATTGCTTGCCCGCTCTTCTCCTTAAATTCTGCTCCATAGCCTGTTGGATTCCCCATAAGATGAGTAATGCCTATAACTATATTTTTATTAACAGGAATAACGTTAGCAACTTTTCTACAAAATTTAGCTAATAACTTAGCTCCATCAGCTCTTTGCATTTTATCCATATCACTAGTTATCTCTGCTTCTGTACATAGTGCTGAATAAGAGTCAATTATTAGAACGCAACCTGGTATTTCATTAATAATTCTTTCTGCAATTTGCAAATATTCTTCTGCGTGTAATATTTTCCCTTGTTGAGAACCTATAACATGAAATTTTTGTAAATTTAATCCTGGTATACCTTCTAGATCTCTCTTTTTTAATCTACCTTCGATATTTAGGTAGTACACCTCTCTACCATCTTTGAAAGAGCTATGTGCATATTCTTTTTTTTGTGCTGTTGCAGAAAAGTCTAAGGATGTTGTTGTTTTACCACATTTTGGTTGACCAGTTAAAACTACGAAGCTTCCTTCTGGTATGCCTCCGTTAAGCACAATATCTAAAGATGGACTAATTGGTATTACCATAGTTTTCTTATCAACTATAGCATTTCCGTTTAAGATAATATCTGAACCAAACTGTTTGGTAACATCATCTTTTAATTTTGTTGTCATTCTAATTCCTTTAGTTTAGATATTATAGATTTGTTATTATTATAATTTGTAGTAAATTTTTTATTATTATTTCTATCATATTCTTTTGTAAGTCTTTGATTCTCTTTCTCTATCGATACAGATTCTTGCTCTATGATAGGTATGAGATGAGGCGCTCGCAATGAATATATTTTTGTTGCTTGTGTAGTTTTTAAAGCACGAATAATAGCCTGTGGATTATATTGTTTGACCAACTTATTTGCAGTGGCTATTTGATTTCTATAATACAAAGACCATTCTTTAGAGGTCCAAAATTTAAAATATAAATCTTTTTTTTCTTGTTTGGCTTTATTTTCGCATATCAATTCTGTAATATATTGAGCAGCTGTGACATATTTTCCATTTGAATATTTAGAAATATATTTCATTTTTTCTTGTTTGGTCTATATATTGAATTTCTGGCTGTTCTGGATATAGTGCTATTTAATTGTTTTTTAAATTCATCATTAACCTCTGATGCTGCTTTTGTCATAATAGCAACATTTTTAGTTCCTTTTACTGAAGTTTCTCTAATCATCAAATCTTGACTTGTTACTTTAGCTGAGGTTGTTTTTATATTAGGATTTTTTTCTTGTACCCTGGTTGTAATAATTTCTTTAACTATTTTCATACTAATACCTAATTTTTTAGATATCTGTTTTGCTTCTAATCCACTATCTACTAAATAATAAACCGCACATTGTGTTGTAAAATCACTCATGAAAGTTCCCTTTCTGCATTATTGAGCCACGCGATATTTTTAGATTTTAGAAAATTTAGATACATGTCAAATACTTTTCGATTTACTCTGGTGAAATTATATTCATTTTTACCTATCTTGGCCATAAACTTATTTGATTTTCCTTCAGAATATAGACCCATAGGATTATAAATTTTACCATATAAACCGACTTTTAAGAAGTACTGTATCTCATTATTAATATTTTTCGTATATGCTAATGAATGTTCTTTGTTATTAATTATTGGAAAACCATCTGTGTCTATATAATCTTGTTTTCCTAAAATAGTATAATATGTAAAAGATGGTAATATTTCATCTTTTTTAGATATTTGAAATAAATTATCCATTTTGTGTTTTCCTTTTTTGTTTTTTATTAGTATTTTTAGACCATTTTGGCTTTGGAGGCTTTTTAATTCTGTTCATTCCGGTAGGTAATTCTTTAGTGCCATGTTCAAATTTATAGGAATTATGTTTTTGGTATAAATGTATTTTTTCATCTTCGCTCATTCTATCAGAATTTCTTTTAGCTAAATCTCCTATCGTGTTTAATTCTGAATCAGACTTTCTTATAGATGTACTTTGACTAAGAACATCATCCACATATCTTCTATGGGTATCTGATGATTTACACTTTAAACATTTGGGTTGATTTATATAATCTTTAATATAAAAAAATAATTCAAAGTTATATTGACAGTTGTTACAAGAATATGAATATGTTGGCATTATAGATAAGAATCCGGGAGATATAGTATCCATTCAGGTGGAATATCTAGTTTTATCTTAGACAAGTGGTTGATCACAGGCAAGTATTTTAGATTTCTACATGGTTTTATTGGTAAATTTATTAGCGGCATATTAGCTTCTTTTGGTGTTCGATTTCCCTTTTTTCTATTACAATCTGCACAAGCGGTCACTATATTAGTCCAACAAGTTGGTGATAGTTTTTTATTTGTCCATTTAGATTTAGGTATAACATGATCATATGTTAAATTATCAATATTTTGTTTTTTATTACAATATTGACATGTAAAATTATCTCTAGTAAAAATATTTTTTCTAGAAAATGTTACTGTATGATTATTTAATTTGAAAAATCTATTAGTTTTAGCTACTGCTGGTATAGGATATTTTTTATTTACTCCATTAATATGATCATTTTTATAGAAATCTATAATTTCAATTGAATATTTTGGATTGTTATTAAATCTCATAGACCATATTATTGCCTTTTGCCAAGAAATAATTCCTAATGGAGTATAATCTGCATTAAGCAATAAGCATTGTTTATGGTTTTGTTGCATTTTCTAGATTATCTAATCTTGCTAAAATTTTAGCTATGATTTGATTTCTTACTATATCTGATGATTCTAATTTACAATTACCAATACCATCAATACCATCTAAGGCATTGATCATATGAATAAAGCCGCCCTGTAAATGTCTATTTAAATCCGATTGTCCAATATCTCCAGTTAGTACTAATTTACTTTCTATTCCAACTCTTGTCAATAGCATTTTTAATTGTTCATAGGATGCGTTTTGACATTCATCTGCCACTATGAAACAATTATGGAAATTTCTACCTCTCATCAAGCCTAATGGCACAACTTCTATCTTATTATTTAATTTAAGATTAGTATAGTGCGCAGTAGGGATAAAATAATTAATTTCATCTATAATTGGTAATAAATATGGGTGTAGCTTTTCTTCAGCTGTACCTGGTAAATATCCAATTTTTTCTCCTGCTTCTAATACTGGTCTGGTAATAATAATCCTACTTACTTTATCATCTAATAAGTATTCTAAAGCCATGCCTATAGCAATATGCGTTTTGCCAGACCCTGCCAATCCTTGACAAAAAGTAATAGTATTTTCAGCAATTGTTCTTATGTAGTCTTTTTGATTTTCGCTCCTTGGTTTTAATCTATTTCTAAAAGCATGGCCGGTTTGTATATTTTCAACATTATTTGTTAAATCTATTGGTTTTTTCTTTTTGTTGTTTTTTCTCAAGTTATACCCTTTGCGAATAAAGTTAAATTAGACATGCACCACCAGCGCAACTAATTTCCTCTATTCCCGCGGTATTGTCCTCTGTTTCTGATAGTTGCGTATAATCAACCTTCTTGAAACTATTAAATAGATCACAATATATTTTCCAATTATAAACGTCCTTCATACAATATGTTAGTCTTCTAACATCACCATTAAAATATTTGCCAGCAAAATTTTTCATTTTGGTTACAAACATTAATTTAGATTCATGATGATCTTTATTAGCTTGATTTAATACTACATAATCACAAGCAGCCCATAGACCATTATCAGGAAATGTATTTAGGGCTAGTTCTATTAATCCAGAACACCATAATGCGGCATCTCCGTATTCTTTTACAATTTCTCTACTTGAGTAGACTGTTGTAAATGGGGCTTGTGGATAATCCTTATCTCCGCTTTGTGGAATAAGACTAATACCAGCAAAATATTTTCTGTTATTATAAATATATTCTGTAACACTATCCCATTCGTCTGGCTTAACTGTAACGGTGTTGCTTACATTATGACACAAATATTCTTGTGTGCAAAGAGCTTTATTTTTTCCAGTATGAACCCAATTTTTTTGTGTTTGTTTAACAATTTCTAGCATTTCTATTGCTGGTAATTGATTTTTTAGTTTCGATCCATCAGGTACTTCTATTGGAAATTTTATAACCTCATCCGTATTATTTGCTGACCAAGATGATTTTTCACACGCTTGAGGATTTATTTTTTTAAAGTGTTGGTACGGAGCTTCTAAAACATTAGCCTGTACATGGCGTATATATCGTTTAGCGTGATGAGGATGGATACCTGAACTTGTACCCAACATCGAACTAGAAGTACCTTCTGGCTTTAAGCAGGTTACCCTAGCAGCTTGATTAATATCTATTGCTTTGGCCATTAATTTATTTGTTTCAACTGCTATTTTTGCTCCGTTCTTCAACACCTTTTCTGTTAAAACTAATTCGTGTTTTTCCATTGTTCCTGTTAAAGAAACACCCAATAGAGCTTCTCTTTCAAAGATTTCTTCGCTATTTTTCCCTAGATATTCTAGTTTTGTAAATCCCGCTTGTAAAGTTCCTATAATGGCAGCAGCTTTACATCTTTCGTAAAAATCATTTTCATCTTCAATTGATGAACAATTGATGGTTGATAGATTACATCCTTGCCAACCGGACTCTCCTGTTTTTTCATTTACAGGATATAGACTAATTTCTACACAGGGATTAAATACCATCTCTGTTGAATCACTCCAAATAAATCCTGGTTCACCAAATTCTTTTACGCTATTCATTAGTTCTTGAAACTCTTCAAATTTTGTTTCGTCTTTTAATAAGAGTGCGGAATTATTACTTCGTGCTCTTTGAGGATTTTCTATATACCAATTTCCAGTCTTAGCCTTAGCCATTTCTTCATCATCGGGACTAAATAGGGCTAGACTAGCAGATCTACGTACACCACCGCTTAAAACAGCGTCACTACTATGCATAACAATATCATATGCATCAATTGGTCTTAATTTTTTCTGACCATTTTTGATACAACGATCAAGTAATGCTCTGATTTTTTCTAAACCATTTGCTAATGGCTCATATCCAGGCGCTTTACCAACACCGCTAGCAAGAGATGATCCTTTTGGTCTAATATTGCTATAGTCAAATAATATATGACAATTTTTATATTGCTTAAATTCTTCTACTGGTTTACTAAAATAACTACTAAGTAGTACGCCTAATGCATCAGACCATCCCTCGATGCTATCATCGATAATATATTTAGTACCTTGATCTTCTGGGGGATTGTGTTCCAGTGTTGGTAACTTAGCAACATGATGTTTTTGCACACTAAAGCCAGTACCACTCCCACACAATAATAGCCAGAAACATTCCTGGAAAAATCTTAATCTGTCACAATAGCTGGCTGTACAGTTATATAGTTTTGCATTGCGTTTTAAAATTGGTTCTCCGCCAAATTGTAAACATCTTTGAGAACCTAATATTTTCTTTTTATACATCATATCATATGCCCAATTGATATCATCAGATATACCAAAATTAGCATATTTAATATGCATCATATTTTTAACGCGCTCTACAGCTTCTTTCCACGTTTCTCTACGGTTTTTATCTTCTAACCAACGAGCATATTTACTAACAAATGTATAATTCTGTAATTCTTGTAGAGCCGACATTTTATCTCCTGTGTTCTGTTATTAAAGTGAGAAAACCCAGTATTACTAGGCCATGAAAAGAATAATTTAAGAAATCTATATTATGAGTAATCCATCTATGATAAAAATATATTATAATATGTAAATAAAACGCTACCTTGTACATTACAATACACCGCATAATTGTTTCAGCCAAGAAAGATCTTGATCAACATACTGAA